TCGGTGTGGGGATGGGTGCGGCGGTCGGTGCCGCTGCGATTCAGGCGGCGGCTGCGGGCGCACAAATGGCACTGGAGTTTGGTGTCAACGGCGTGAAGGCGTTCATCGCTGACGATGCGGCCGCTAAGAGGCTCGCGCAGACGCTGTCGAATCTTGGGTTGGAGGGTGCGACCGCTGCGGTCGAAGCCAACATCGACGCTCTCCAACGGGCCTCCGGTGTGGCCGACGATGTTCTTCGTCCGGCGTTCGGTCGGTTAGTAGTTTCGACAGGGAACGTCGCTGAGGCGAACAAGCTCCTCGCGCTTGCCGTCGACATATCCGCCGGCACGGGCAGGGATCTTTCCCAAGTCGTGATGGCCCTGGGCAAGGCAAGTGACGGGTCGACGGCTGGGCTGGCACGGCTCGGCACCGGACTCGACAAGGCCACCCTCGCGACCGGCGACATGGATCTCATCACGAAGGAACTCGCGGCGACATTTGGCGGGCAAGCATTAGTCAAGGCTGCAACGTTCCAAGGGCAGATCGACCGTATCGGGATCGCATTCGGGGAACTCCAGGAGTCTTTCGGTCGCGGGTTCATGGCCGGCGTCGTGTCCGGGTTCGAGGACGGCCGTGACGCCGGTGATCAACTCGCCGACACGATCAAGACGCTGGAGCCGACGTTCTACGATCTGGGTGTTCAGATCGGCGGGGTCGTTCAATACATTCCGCAATTCGTTTCAGGGCTAAAGGTCATCATCAACGGGATGACAGTCATTCGTGAATCCACGTTCCTTGCCGTGAAGGGTTTGATCGCGGTCAGCCAGGCAATGACTGGTAATTTCGCTGGCGCGGCGAAGACCATCACCGACGGCGTCGATCGGGTCAAGTTGTCGTTCGGTGCGATGCTAGAGGCTGGCGCTGGTGTCGCCGGGTTGACATTCAATCCGCTGCGCACGTCATTGTCGGGGACTGTATCGAGTGCGATCGCCGCCGGGAATGCACTCGGTGGCACTGGGGGCGGTGGCGGCGGCGGTGGCGGTGGGACCAGCCTGGCGGGTGGTGCATCTTCAGCGGCCGACAAGACCGTCATCCTCACCGACAAGCAGAAGAACCTTGCTATGACGATGGCCGGGACTCAGGTCGCGGTAAAGCAAGTGACCGACGAGATAGCGGCGCTGACGAAGGTGTCGGACGATTACGCGGCGTCGACAACTGCGGCGATCCAAGGCACCGTCAGCCTGTCAACGGCATTCAGCGACGCGCTCAAGGCGAGCGAGGCGGGGACGCTCGCTGCCGGTCAGACTGTCGCCGGTGCGACGATCGCGAACCTCACGGCGCAGATCGAGGCGACGAAAGCGTTCGAGGCATCCCTCCAGGCTATCTACGCGGCCGGTGGATCACTCGCCCTCATCGAGCAGCTGCGGAAGACGGCACTAGAGCAGGGAATGCCAGCGGGCACCCTCCTCGCGACCGAGGTCCTCACGGGCGGGTTCGTCCCAGCGTTGACGGCGCAACTACAGGACTTCAACGTGTTCGCGGGTGACGCGGGCACGGCGATGGCCAACAACTTCTTCGCCCAGGGCATCAAGGACGCGGACGCGCTCCTCAACGGGTTATCGACTGAGGTCGCGGCTCAGCAGAAGATGCTCGACCGGCTGGGGAAGAACATTGGTCTGCCGGTCGCGGCGGCGATATCGGAGGAGATTGCTCAAGCGATCCGGGATGGTGTCGCTGACGGCCGGGCTGTCGCTGCGAGGCGTCGTGCGGAAGCGTTCGCGGCGGCGTCGTTCGTTCCGATCACGGTCGCCCCTGGCGCACCGGGTGCGGCGGCGTTCACTGGCGGCGGCATGGTGAACATTCCGCCGCGTGCTGCGGGTGGGCCGGTAGCGGGTGGCCGGCCGTACCTCATCGGTGAGAAGGGGCCGGAACTGTTCGTGCCCGGCAGCAAGGGGAACGTCGTGCCGAATAACGCGATGGGTGGGAACACGTACCAGATTACGGTGCAGGCAGGCGTGGGCGATCCGCGTGCGATCGGTCAGCAGATCGTCGAATACGTGAAGAAGTTTGAGCAGGCTAACGGGCCGGTGTTTAGGGCAGCATGACGATCCGCGCCCAGATCGCCTTCGACCTCAGCCTCACAACTGGCGTCAACTTCTTCACACTCGACGACGTCGACAAGGGCGTCCTCGACAACACCGAGTACGTCCTCGGTGGGGATGCACTCATCGACGTCACCCAGTACCTGCGAAGCGTGCAGGTTGATCGTGGCAGGTCGCGGACGTTGGAGAAGTTCACCGCCGGGCAAGCCAACATCGAACTTGACAACCGGACAAGGATCTTCGACCCGACGTACGGGCCGGGTCCGTACTTCGGGCAGATCCTCCCCAGGAAGCAACTCGTCATCGACGAGGACGGGGAGGAGATATTCAGCGGGTTCGTCGAAGACTGGAATTATGCCTACCCGGCGGGCGGGTTCGACGCAGTCGCCGAAGTGTCGGCGTCCGACGGGTTCACTATCCTCGCCCAGCAGACGATGACGGCGGGGACGCAGGTCGCGCAACTGTCCGGGCCTCGCGTGACGGCAGTCCTCGATGCTGCGGGCTGGTCGGCGGTGAAGCGGGACATCGGACCCGGTCAATCGACACTCGATGCGGATGTCGTCTCGGCGACCACGAACGTCCTCTCCTACTTGCAGCTCGTGGAGACGAGCGAGTTCGGGGCGCTGTTCATCGGCCGGCAAGGGGCGCTCACGTTCCGCGACCGGGCGCAGCTGCAGGCGTTCACGACGGGGATCACGTTCGGGCCGACCGGTATTCCATACCGCGACATCAGTGTCGTGTGGGGCACGGAAGAAATGAAGAACACGGTCAGCGTGACGTTCACCGCTGGCGGCACCGTCGCAGGGACCGCACTGACCGAGGATGCAGCCTCTCAAGCCGCGTACGGCGTCATCGACCAGACGATCGCGACGATCCTGTCCAGTTCGGTGGAGGCGTCCGCACTGTCGTCGTGGCTCGTCGGCCTGTACTCCCAACCCCAGTACCGGGTGGACACGCTCACGATCTCCCTCGATGGGATCACGCCCGTGCAGAAGGCGAGCGTCCTCGACCTCGAACTTGGGGACGTTGTCACGGTCGGGTTCACGCCGTCGTCGATCGGCTCCGCGATCAGCCAGATCGTGTCCATTGACAAGATCAGCCACCAGGCGCTGCCGGATCGGCATGACGTGACGTTCACGCTGTCGGAGACGCTCGCCGCTTTCATCCTCGATGATGCTGTGTTTGGGGTCCTCGATGACGATATTCTAGGATTCTAGGGAAGGAGAGGCATGGTTGCTTTCACGGCAGGGGCAGTCCTCACGGCTGCGAACCTGAACACGGCGTTTAACGCGCTCACGCTGCGGACGGTCACATCGACGTCGGACACGCTTGTGCTCGCCGACAACGGCGGCGGGGTGACCTACTCGAACGCCAGCGCGACCACATCGACGATCCCACCGAACTCGTCCGTCGCGTTCGCGGTCGGGACGAAGATCGTCCTCATCAACCTCGGGGCCGGGGTCGTCACGGTCACGGCAGGCGCAGGAGTCACCGTCAACGGTGCGACGCTCACGCTCGCGCAGAACGCAGGCGGAACCTGTATTAAGACCGCGACGAACACTTGGAGCTTCCTCCCTTTTTCTAGCGGTACGGCTGCGGCAGTGGTGAGCAGCACGACCGGGTCACCTACCGTCACCACTGATGGAACGGCAACTATCTACAGTTTCACGGGCGACGGCACCATCGTTATCGGTACCGCTGGCCTAGTCACCTTGCTGGTCGTTGCCGGCGGTGGAGGCGGTGGCACGGGCGTTGGGTCAGGTACCCGTGGCGGCGGTTCGGGAGGCGCAGGCGGAATGGTGCCCGTCGCATCGTTCCTGTTGAGTGCTGCGACACACACGGTGAAGGTCGGCGCTGGTGGAGCCGGTGGCACTGGAGGCTTCGCAGTCAACGGCAGTCCCGGTGTTCTGTCCGGCATCGGTGCTGTGACAGCGATCGGTGGAGGGTTCGGGGGCAGCGGCGTCGGTGTCGCTGGCGGTTCTGGTGGTTCCGGTGGCGGTGGCGCAGCTGGTGGAGCCGGTGGCGCAGCGTCAGCAACTGCGCTCGCTCAAGGAAACGCGGGCGGTGGCTCTAACTCTGCGGACAACTCCGACGGCGGTGGTGGCGGTGGAGCGGGTGGCGCTGGCGTTCTCGGTGGCGCGGGTGGTGCTGGACTAGCGAACAGCATCACCGGTGCAAGCGTGACCTACGCTGCCGGGGCCGCGCAAGGAACAACTGTCGGCTCAGCAAACACCGGCAATGGTGGGTCAGGGTCAAGTGGAGGCGCACAGACCGCATTCGCTGGCGGTTCCGGTGTGGTCATAGTGAGAGTGGGCTAGTGGTGGCGCATTTCGCAAAAGTGCAGGATGGCTTCGTGGTCGACGTGCACACGCTTGTCATGTCCATAATGACAGACCCTAAAGGCAACCAAGTGGAGGCGCTCGGGCAGGCATTCCTAGCCAACCTGTGGGGCGGTGACCCGCTCGACTACGTCCGAACCCATTACCCAGTCAATCAGCCAACGCCGTACCCGCGTGGCTGCTACGCGGGTGTGGGCTACACATGGGACGGCACCATATTCGCTCCGCCTGTCGTTCCCGATCCGATTCCTCCCGCTGCACCAGAGCCAGCGCCATGATGCTCCTAAAGCTGCCGGACGACGTTGAAGCGGACTGGGCGGAGGACACCGAATATGACGACTGATCCGCTCGCGTTCGTCGGCCTCGCGGTGGCACTCCTCGCGGGCCTCTCGTGGATCATCAAGGCACAAATCTCCATGAGCAAGCAGTTCACTCCGAACGGCGGATCATCGCTCAGGGATGCCGTCAACCGGCTGGAGAAAGACGCGCAGGAGACACGCCAGGACATTAAAGACCTGCGGATGCATGAAGATGAGCGGGCCGAACGAATCATCAACAGTGTCGGCAAGGTTCACGCGAGGCTCGATGAGCATGTACGCGACCACCTGACGAAAGGGCAGTGATGCGGACACGTAAGTTCTGGGAAGACGCAGCCGAACGCACCATCCGCACAATGGCGCAGGCACTCCTCGCACTCATGGGGACCGATGCGCTCGGCATCGTCGGACTCGACTGGGCGCAGATGCTTAGTGTCGCGGCCGGCGCTGGCATCATGA